TTCTCTTCGAATACGTGTGTTAAATGCAATACTTCTAAAATCTTTTCGTATGCCAAGTTATGGATAACTTCTGAGTTAGCCATGGCATAACCTAAGTCTTTGATAGACGGATGAGGTAGATGTTTACCTACGTCTGCCCAGAAACTTTTGACCGCGATCTCAATTTGACCAATAGCAGACATAGTCTTTACTATTACTTCTTGTTCTTCTTTTGTGAGGTCTGTTTTAAATTGAGAATAGTCTGAACGAAAATTAAATTCATCGGGTGTCCAGAACCCTTTCCAGATTGCGTCTATGAACTGCTTGGTCCACGGATAGAGATCTGGCTTGCGTGCGATCTGTTCTGTAAAAAGCATGCGTTACTCCGTCTTAAGCATAAAGGAATTGCCCCCGCAAAACAGGCCGCTTTGCGACATTCCAGGTTTAAATTGTTTTTGATTTATTGGTATTATATATCAGAACGCAAATCTTGTAAACAGCTAAATCTAGCCTTTTTTAAAAAAAATATACATTATTTTGTAAAAAAATTTTATTCTTTTTCAGGCTCAGATTCTGGTGTTACAGCTTCTTCGTAGTAAGCTATGATAGATTGTTGTTGCTTGATATATCGACGGAGATCACCTATACCTAGGGCAAGGTTCTCATATCCTTTTGGCGTAATAGCAATAAAAACTACTTGACCGGTCTTTTCTTTTACTTCGGCCAGTTTCTCTTCTAAGTTTTCTTCTGTAATTACAAACCAGTCAACCGGTGGCATTTCGACTTTAGATGGACGTTCTTGGACCGGTACGGTCTTTTCAACGTATTCAGTCGTTACTACTACTTCCGGTTCCGGTGGCCTCAGACACCCCGCTAGTATCAGCGGGCTCATCAGAAGGAGGGGTAGTTTCATTTTCGATACGATCGATGAGCCTACCGACTGCTCTGTCAATTCTATCTTCGAGTCCTTGTGCATTTGTTAATGCCTCCATAGTCAAATCGATTTTAGCAAAGACACCACGTAATTTATTCAAATGCTCATTTGATGCTTGTAGTCTCTTCGATAAATCTCTGTTTAGTTTTTCGTTTTTTTCGGCGTCAGCCTTCATAGTATTTACAGTATTCTGTAAAGTTTCGGCCGCCGTTTTCAACTTTACATTGTTCTCTCGCAATGTACCAATAGTCTCTTGTGACCATAGATAATAGCTATAACCACCATAACCTACACCACCAAGTAAAGAAACTATTATAAAAAATAGATATACTTTAGCCATTTTGTTTTATATAATCCCTGAAGCGTTTCAACAGGACGGTTCTTTTCTTTGAACGCCTATCAGTGACGCTAATTGGTTTAAATTTAGGACCATAGACTCTGGGGTGGAAATCTACCCCACCATGGGCCACTGCATTTGCCGGTGCATCTTCTTTCATTTTTTTCATTTCGTAATCTCCGAAACCGTGAAATAAATTTGCCGACCAGTTCCCAAGTGTTGACCTGAATATATGTCAAGTCCCAACACTTCTCCGATAGGATAAGCTTCTTCATTGATACGGACTCTGTCAAATTTTTTGACAATTGATTCAAACGTATCAGGCAGTAGCCCATCGTTTCTCATTTTATATACGCCTGGTGACAAGCGTTTGTCTTCTAACATAAACCATTCAGAGGACTCAGCTAATAAATCTAATGGATCAATATTTGCTTCTTCAAGTACTCTTTCAGGTTTTATTCCAAAATTCTCTCTTAGCATAAACAAGGCGGTTGCGAAGGAACCTAGTTTACCGCCTGGTATTAGCCTTTTGATATTATATACTAATCTATGAAATGGAGTGTATACAGCTTTTTCATCTGGCTTTTCAGCCTTTTTTATTCTTTTACCTGTCTTATCAATAAGTCCAAGTTCAAACGCCTTAGTCTTTTCGAACGAAGTCGTGAGGAGCTTCAAGAATCTAATTGTATATACCAGATCTCCGGCACGAGTTAAAAGTCCCATTAAATTTTCCTTAGTGCGTCAACTGCTACCTTATCCATTTTAATTTCAGTTAATTGATCATTTCTAATGTATTTTAAAAATACTAAAAATGGTTTTATAACTTCAAGTTGTTTGTCGTTCATTTTGAACATTGTTATATTGAGGGCTGCTTCAATACCGAATACATTAAAGATGACTATAACATGATTTAGTATCAAGCGATCAGATAATTGACCTGTTTCTAAGTATCGGTTAACTAACCGCTTGATGTATTTAAACCTGTTAAGGTCCTCGTTAAACTCTTCAGCATCTATTCCTAATGGGCTATAATAATGTTTCGCCGCATAGAGAAACAGATTTGCATCATTTAGTTCAATTTTCATTTTCTACGTTCTTTTCAAAATACCTTTCATTGTATTTATTAACGTAGATTTGCCTTTACGCCGATCTAATTCGATGCCATGCTCACGCCCAAGTGCTTCTAATTCTAACTTGTTCATATTATGAAGATCATCTTCTTGTAGCGTTTCGAGCTGTGGTTCTGGAGCCGGATCTGCTTCGGTCAACATTTGTCCACCTTGCGCTGCATTCCACTCATCAATCTCTTCTTGAGTAAAATCCCATCGCATCATAATCCGACCATCAGCACGCATCCACCCACGTAAGGTAGGTACGCAATTTGCTGGTCCTTCAATCATTATTTTTCCTCTACTTTTTTCATTGGTTCTGCTTTCGCAGCCTTTTTATTTACTTCATCTTTTGCTTGATTAGGTACAGTTCTCATGGCGTCTTGTGCATTCTTAGCAACAATCTTTTCATGATCTACTGCATCATCAGGCTTTTGATTACCATCATGGTCTTTAATCCATTGAGCTGCTGCGGCAGAAATATGATCTTGACTTTGATTTACAACTTCAGCTTCATGATCTTTCAATTGCTTTTCAGCAGGAATCATTGCTTGAGGTGGTACAGCATTCTGATTGACCACATTCTTTTCCATAATTCGCTGATAGATTGGCCACTTAGTATTTTCTTGTGCCATATTACTGTCTGAGCTCATAGCTTTTTCACCTTTTTCCTTTTTCTTTTTAGGATTCATAACAATCTCTTCATCTTCTTTACGAGTTTTCTTTCGATCTGTACTACAACCGGCTTCCTCGTCCATTTTATCACGGCATTTTTTGATCATTGCTTTCAATTCTTCTTGATCACAATCAGGGTGCATCTTCAGCATTTCAGCTGTCGACATACCTTTATCGCACATGTCTTGTACGTGATCCATTGACGGCAATTTACCGTGATCTTCGTCCATAGCCTTACTTACGGCTTTACGACGTTTATGCAGGTACTTATCGGTACCGTCTACATCTCCATCATTGTCGATGTCTTTGTCATCTCGGTCGGCATGCTTGCCTTTAAGCTCGCCTTTATCGACCGGATCCATTTTCTTTTTCTCTTGGACTTGCTTATATGCCTGCCCAATGCTTTCTATATATTTTTTAGTTTCCATGGGTTCCTTCCTTTACATCCATATTTGGGCGGCTATGGCGCCGACGGCTGCCACAATGGCAATCCAGAATAATTTATTTATAATATTGATAGTACGTGCGTTATCGGCTACCGTAACTTCTATTTTATCTAACTTCTCAGAAAACCTATTCATACGTTCCCAAGAGTTTTGTCGATACTCATTATAAGCATCCATCTTCTCTTCAAACCTGGCAATAGCAACAAGTGCTTCACCTAGTTTGTCTAATTTTTCTTCTATGCGATCTAGTCGCTTACCAGTTGATTCGGCCATTAGCACTTCCACCTTCTTCGGGCTGCTCTACCTCTTTCACCTGTCCAACCTTTAGATCGAGCACAGAAAGACTTACGTCTCTTTGCATCTTTACTGCCTGGTTTTACTTTACCGGTTACAGCTGTTTGTAATTTACTTCCAGGGTTTTTTCTACGAAATGCTGCGACTCCCTTTTTAGTCATACCAGCACCGTCTTTAGTCGACAAAAAGTTACCACTCTTTTTAGAAGTGCTAATAGGATTAGTATCCCTATCTTCGTAGAATGTTTTAAACTTTTGCATTACTTCTTACGCTTATTATCTGGGTGGCCTTTACCACCGTCCGCTTTATTTGCCCATACAGCTTTACGCTGAGCGTGTGATACATAGCCTTCGTCTTTACCCTTGCCAGGTATTTTAAATGGTGCCTTTGCAAGCGTAACGGCTTTCTTACCTTTTTCTGATGATTGTGCAGACTTTGCGAGTTTCTTCATCAAAGCTGCTTTTTGATTTTCATTCTTAGGTACACAGTTAGGTACTCGTTTACCTGTACGAGATGATATTTTAGTACCTACTTGTTTATGTGTATCCCAACAAGGATCCTCATAAAATGTTTTAAATTTTTGCATTAGTCATCCCTCGCCATTTTTTGTCTTCTCTCACGTTCTTTTTGTCTACGTAAGCGTTCTTTATCTAATTCGTCTCTACGATCTTTTGATCTATCTCTTGCAGTACTAGTAGCAATATTGCCGGCACCTGCTTTAGATCCTCCTGACGATGATCTTCGATTTGTACCTGTTACTGAACTACCACTTGATTTATTACTACTTCTATTCATAAGTTTTGATGCTAGCGCACCTCTTCGTGCAGCTTTCTTTGCACGTTTCTTAATCTGTTTTTTTAGAACATTCTTAACAACCTTTGTGCCTACCGCTCTAGCAACATTAACAGCTATAGGTGCAACAGCTATAGGTAATGCTTCATCAATTTGCTCTACTTCTTCTTTGCGAATTAATTTATTATCCTGTCTAGAAATACGATGTAATTTAGCAGTTGATTTCTTAGATCGAACTATATTAACTGGCTTCTTAGAATCTTCTTTTTTTGTATCTAGTTTTTTACGTAAAGCTTTTAAATCCAATCCAATCTTTTTCTTATCTTTTGTAACAGCCGGACTAATACCAGACTTTGTAATATGTTTCATACTTAAAGATAATTCATCAAGGTTAGATTCTTTAATGCCCATGTCTTTCATAATTTGCTTGATTGCAGATTCCATATCTTTGCCCTTGACTCCTTTGCGGCCAAGTTGCTTGATTGCAGAATCAAGTTTATCTATTTGTCTTTTATTCATGGACTTACGTGGCATATTACTTCTCCATCCAATCACGCAAACGTTTTACTTTTTGTTTCTTCATAAGAGCTTGAATCTTATTGATGGTCTTTTTATCTTTATCAGTAGGCTCAGGACGTTTAGTCATTGCAGTTTGACCTTGAGGAATCGTAGCTTCCTTTTTAGGCTGTATTGGTTTAACCGCTTGTGCCTTTTTCTTTTTTAGTTCGGCCTCTTTCTCAGCTTTTGACTTACCAAACTTATCACGCATAGGAGTCATAGAACGTGCGATCTCATCAATTTGTACTTCTTCTTTTCTTAATTGATTCTTCCGAGGAGCTTGATGTATCCATCCTTGCTGAACGTGTTTACGCAGATCTTTCTTATCTACTTTCTTAACTACCTTTGTGACTGGATGTACAACTCTTGCCTTAGTACCAACCATTTTGAGGTACTTGTTTTCTTTCCTTACCGGTTCTCCATCCTTAGACATAGATCCAGTTTTTACAACACCACTATTTTTAATTTTATTAATAAGAGCTGTATTTCGTTTGGACATTGCGATTTCATTCATCTTTTTAATTTCATTTGGTTTTGCCTTTGCAGCACCCATACGATATTTGATTTGATGAGGCATCATCTTATGAGGTTTTACATTTACAGAACCATCTTTATGCACATGAATAATTTCATGTGGTTGACCTGCGTGTGGTCCTCTTTTAACAGTGACTTTATCTCCTACTTTATATGCCATCAGCTTCCCCTTACTTTTGCTGCGAGGTCTTTATCTGCTCCACCCCATGTTCCAGATGATTTAGTCGTGAATGAATTAACCCGTGCCATTGCCCATTGTTGAGGTGTTGTCCCAGGTCTATGGCCTGTTTTCCACGCAGCCATTCCACGATTGTATACTTGTCGTAGAATACTTAATGGCATTCCAGATTTCTCGGCTTTATTTTTTAAGCCTTCGCTTTCTGTAATGTATTGGTTAAACTTAATCATCATCGTCTCCAAACATCTGTTTAAATTTCTTTGTGTGTTTACTAGGTTTAGTTTTAGCTGTTTTATCTCCGGGTGCAGGCTTATATGCTTTAGGATTATCATCAGACATTT